CTACTCCTCCGTTTTTTGCTTCCCTTCATTCTACCTGAACCTACCTTGCCAACTACCCCTTTCTTGCGTTTAGGCTTCTTGTAAGATAGTTTTTGACTGTATTTAGATTTAATACTTACTGCCATGATTTTTATGATTTAATTATATTTAATACACACTATTTTGAATTCTTAGGTAACTGCTGGGCCTGCTGCTCCAGTAGTGTTGTTGCCTAATTCAATCAGCCTCCAACCTACACCATTCCACCTAAATACACAGTAGTCTCCTACATCAGCATAAGCTACAGAGGTGCTCCCAACAAAGCTTGCTGGGGTAAGTGTTCCTGTTCCGCCATCAACGATCATTGCAATCTTTTTCAATTGCCCAACAAATGTGCCGCTAGCTAGTGTTAGCGCATCAGTGCTCCCAGTAGTCCATGCTGTGTAATATGACGTGACACTAGCTGCTCCTGCTCCTGTCAAGTCCTGCTGGACTGCATCTAATATAGCAACAGGCGGTACTCGGCCAGTAGTCTCCCAAATCACTGCGGTTACCGCTGTGAATGAGATAGTCTGTCCCGGCTCAATCGCTATTGCAACATTTGCCGATTCGGTGTCGATTGAATCAGCTAAGAATGGGAATATGTCTGCGGATGTAGCTCCGTTGTTCTTGACCCTTACCGTCCATCCAGCTACCGCTGTTGGTAGCGTCACCGCGTCGCCAGCGTTGGCACATACTGTTATTTCATTAAACCCTTCGGTCAAAGCCTCCCCAGTTCCCTGTGTAGATCCTGTGTTGGCTGTGATGGCTGTCTGTATTGTAGAGACACCATCCACTGCGGCAATCAAATCGTCACGCTCTATCTTATTGAACGCTCTCATTGAGCCAATCTTACCTGATACTAATTCTATTAATTTGCTCATGATATTATTTATTTTTAGATGTTAAAACAAAAAAGGAACTCCTGTTCGATAACAAGAATCCCCTGATTCATTATGAGTTATAAAAAAGTTAACTCTTGCTAAGATAGTGTTAATGCATGTAAAACAAAAAAATCCTCGGTTAAAGGACTTATAGCTTATTTATTTAGTCGTTTGTAGTTGTTAGACAATTACAAATGGCATGAATAAAGTGCCACTTGTGCCAACCTGTCAATCGTGATCTTTTAATAAAGCTATCAAGCGGCGAGAACACAAATATTAATTATTTGTAAGTATTTGCTGGTTCAGTGTTTTTTGCTTATTGTAGTTATTGGTATTACATTTAATTATATGAAATTATTTCCTAATAAGTATAAGGCTATCCAAGTTATAGTTGACCAAGAACTATACAAAAAAATAGAAGAAGCAGCCAAAAAAGATGATAGAAAGATATCTTCCTACGTGCGAGTCTCTTTGAAAAGAATACTAAAATAACTGTATTGACTATGTGATACTACATGAACTCGTCCATACCAAAATCAAAAACCATAGTCATAAGTTCTGGTCAAGCCTCGATGATGTTGTTGGTGATGCTAAAGAGCTGGACAAGGAGGTTAGGGGTTGGGGGATTCAGGTGTGGTGATAGTTGTACTTTTCCAATTTGGTGACAGGTGACAGATAATATCAGAAAAACTTTTTTTCACTCTATTACCCCTTATTATCAGTGTTTTGAGGAGTATATACCTTATATATTTTATAGTATATATTATATGTCATCTGTCACCAATACTTCATAACTCTTTGTTTACTAATCATTTAGAAGAGTGACAGATAGAAAATTATATGTCACCAACTGTCACTACGTGTCACCCTCCTTAATCGATGTGTCACCCTTTTTGGTGACAGATGTTATTATACTATTTCTATATTGATATAATTTCTGCCCCCTATTTTCTTTGTTTTGAATTGGTTCGATAATAAAACAATAGGGGCCAAATTAGACGAGCTGTCAGCAATGGCAGCTTTTCTTGTTTCATGTTGATGACAGATTAGTAAAAGTGGGAGATTTAATAAGAATTGAAGCTAATGATGTAGTGGTAAGTTATGAATTTGATTTACGAACGAATGATTTAAGTACCAAAACCATAGATAATCCTATTAATATTTGTTAACTTTACCATTGGTGTATATGTTTTAAGCGCCCCTCCAAGGGCGCTTTTAGTTTTTAGGTTATTAATTTATTGGAATGAAAAAATAATTGTTTGCCTTTACGCTGAATAAGGGAACATGGACGATTTTCATGGGAAGTCGTTTTTAAACCTTCTCCATATTTCGCCATCCAAATCTACAAACACTCCATCAAGAGCGTCTGATATCTCACATTCTTTGTCTGATAGAGGAACGGTGCCTTTTTCATAACGATCTAAAGTTTCTTTTACCCAGTTCCTTCTAATGATCAGGCTTTGAGTATCAACTTTGCTTAAGTCTTTGCGTATGAATTCTACCATCTTTTTTGTTGTTTTTGATTTTTCGAATCTCTTCTTCCATCTCCTCTGGATAAGGGGCATACTCTCGGCGCCCTTTTGTTAGGTTGTCGTGCGCTTGTATTATGATTGGCCTATTAGGCATTTAAAGGTTCACCGCTTATACTTGTCAAACCTACAAAATAAATCTATAAAGAAAAACTTTATTCTTTATTGTAGACCTATCGGCTTTTGTTGCGCTGCTTGCGGATTTCTTGCGGGCTGTTGTAAGGGAATCATATCTGGATCTATGCCATTTTGCCTGAGCCTCTCTTCTCTCTCCTTCACCATCTCCCCTAATTTATCACTGAATGGTAAGTTTGAATTCTCTAAGAATTGATGGATGTCTATCTGACCTGCATTAAGCATGTTGTTAAGTTGCTGTTCAATCTCAACCCTGTATATCGGGCTCTGTGGTGACTTAGCAATTACAATGTCGTACTTTGCCTCCTTGGCAATCATCGGATTGTAGATGTCTGAGTTGGGGTTGTAATCTTTACCGGTGACGTTGACAAACACCTCTTCATCATAGTACTGCTGCGCTAGTTGTACCAGCCTTAAGTCTCTCCTTCGCTTCCAATCAAAGAAAACATCAAAGTAGTCTCGCGTGGAGATTGTTGAGTTTGTAGTCTGCTGGGCATAGAGCTTTCCCGATGTCCCTGAACTTGGTGCCTGCCCTTGGATTGCATCGTTGATACCTGAAATCTCCTTCAGTAAGCCGAGCTGTATTTGCAGTAAGTTGGTTGCCCCAACAGGAGAGGCGGCGCTATTGATCTGTTGTGGTATCCCCCCATTCGGAAGGTCTGTCCTTGGCTCGTAGACCATTACCCCGGCAGGCTTGCTCCACTTTTTCGCGAAGTCTGTCTCACTCATTCCTGCGGGTATAATCCCTGCCGGAATAGCCAGCAACCCTTTTGCTGATGTCCCTAAAGTAAGGTCAAGAATTCCAATGGTGCGGTTGATCATCTTCTGTTGCGGAATTATATCTTCTACAAATGACCAGATGTCACCGTCGAAAAGTGGATATAACAACATAGTGTAAGGGTGCTTCCCGTGATCATAGGGGGTTTCTCCGTAATCAAGTACATCTCCATGAGGGCTGAGGTAGTAGAACATCCAGATCAACACTTCTTTTCTTTCACAGGTGATCATTTTAATCTGATCAATCGGGAGCCCGAACTGGATACCCTCCTCTATTCGCATTGCATTTGTTTGGTCGACATCAGCCATGGCCTCCTCTATGTTTTCATTGTCATGCTCATATTGGGTGCCTTTTGCCCAGTCGTGGCAAATCAACTTCTCCCTAAGTTCCCTTCTCCATATTTCGAATATCCTCGCCTTAGTCTTGTCGTGGGGGATTAAGAAGTCAAGCTGATCGATTTTGTCCCTGTCAAACCTTGATTCAAAATAAGCTCGGTCGTAGACCTGGTCGTGATAGATGTCAAATAGATCGTCTTTGGTGGCTTGGTTCATATTAGCGAATAAGGTGATCAATTCGTCCATCTGTACATCTAATATCTCCCCAACAAGGACAACATCCGACCCGTCTCTTTTCTCAATGTCAGTGTTTATGAACCATCGTGCGGGATGCACTTCCTCGGAGTCTGGATGCTTTCTGTCGAAGCTGTCCTTCCATTCATAAATTTCCTTTGATATTGATACACCGGAAATTATGAACTCCTCCCACATCCTTGCGTCATTGTTGGTTGTGTTGTTGATCCCCTGGATAAACCTTAAGGTGTTGGTCATCATCTCCGAGGTTTCTTGATGCTCCCGCTTGGTGGCCATCACCCTTGGGTCATAGTCGTTCATGCGGTACTGGCCAATCATGTTCTTTACCACTTGCTGGATTTGGTTGTTGACCATTGGTGTGCGGCCTGACCTTAATATGAGGGTTTCTTCAGTTACATATTTGGTGGTGTTGGTGGCATCTTCATTGTCAGGGTCGGGAACAAGGTCTGTCCACTGATCGCCCTTCCGGAATTTGGCGTTTCTTGCTCTACGCTCCCGAAAATCTTTCATGTTGTACCAGCACATTTCCGAGTCATAGATGAGGTCTTGGGCTATGTCCCATATAGGGCCATCACGGATTATAGTGGATTCCTGCTCAAACCCTTCCTCTTCTTCGGCTATGTTCATTAGAGGACTATCTAACTCTTGTTGCAATTGTGGCATATTTTAGATTTAATAAAAATGGGACTTCCCGGATATTAACCAGAAAGCCCCCGCTTTCGTTGTTTCAAATATACAAAAAAGGCTACAAAATTAAATGTAGCTTTTTATCTTAAAATATTACCTTACAAAACTATACGTAACAGCACGCCAAAAATAATCACTCTCTACAGAGATGATTCAATATTCTTGATTTCTAAACCAACCGCTTGTAGTTTTACTGATAACTTGTTGAATCGTGTTTTAAGGATGCCCAGCTTTTGCTGATGCTTGCGTATAATTTTATATCTATCATTCTCGGCAATTATATTCTTAAGCTTTTGTAGTTGCTTCTTGCTAAGAAACACTCCCCTACCTCCTTGAACTGACTTTATTTCTGCCGTGTTAATAAAGTGATTGCCTATGAGACGAAGTACTAGACGTCTTGATAAGCCGGTTTCCATAGACATGTCCTTTACGGAGAACCTTACTTTTTCTATTTTATCCATCACTCAGGTATACGATAAATTTTCTTTAGAAATGATGGGGTTATTTTCTTTGCCTGTTCTTGCAAGCCAAAGAGCACGTTAGGGTTTTTACCTAACTCCACAGCATTAAACATCTTGTTGAAAGTCATGTGCTTATCATTCATCCGGCGATCCCACATCAATACATCGGCATTGTTGCCTTCCACTCGCGACTGATCTCTTACCTTCTCAAATAAATCTAAAGACTTGTCAAAAGCCTTGCTCCAATAGAATAGTTTAATGTAACCTTGGTTCTCTTTGGAGTAATCTTTGGCAGCCTGTAATCGTCCGGCGGAGATGTACCTCTTGTAGTAAGTGTTCTTTTCCTTCACCATCCTGACATTTTCAAAATACTTGTTTCGGTTGAAACTTGGTGAGGTCTCCTGATAGTAATTCCTGATCCATGGTACTTTCTTTAAGATTCTCTCATTCTCAGTCATCGGTGTGCCCTGGATTTTCTTAGCTATTCCCACCGCCGTACCATAAGAGTTCCTTAGGAATGTGCCTACCCCACCAGTGTAGGTGCCAACCAAGTGGTCAATAGATTCAGGGTTTATATCGAATATACCATACTGTGGTGGTGTGATGCTATCAGAACCACCAATTGTTTGCGCCCAGAAATCAGTCAACAGCTTTGAGAATGGGCTTACTGAATCATAATATTGCTTATGATCTGGCAGAGGCGTTCCAAATGAAGACCCCTCCCTTGCAATTGGGAAGCCCATAAAGTTCCGGTTAAACATCAACTCTACAATTGGCTTTACTGCCGTAGGTGCAATATATTCCGATATAGCCTCGAGCGGTTTGCCTGACTCAAGGTTAGGTGCCCCTAGTGGGGAGAATGACTCCGATACAAGGGTAAATGTTTTCAGGGCTGCATCGCTTCCCGTAGACCGGCCTTCTAAATAATCCCTTGCGTATTCTACCCATCCTATCAAAGAATTGTAGCCATACGGCATTGGAATGTAGATAAACTTGTTTTTCCCCACAGGGAATATAAGGTTGTGCGTTCTGACATATTCACTGATCTTATTATAGTATGGCTCCTCGTTATCATCTTCACCTCCTAATATCTGATTCATCATACCAGAGATGAACTGGGCGGCAGGTAGTGCTGCCGCAGTTATAGCGGCTCTCTTAGCGATCTTCTTTATTATTATCCCTTTGGTGTCACTTGTGCCTTTAAGTGTCTTGTCGATCTTCAATATGCCTTCTATACCTCCAAACGGCTTAAGCATTCTATCTACACCCTGCATACTCGTGTTGAAGAATAAAAACAGTGATCCGATGGCATTTGACAATGATCCCTTAGTGTTGAAGTTTGTTGTCAAGTCTAGGCTGTATTTGATGGCTTTTTGCTTAGTCATGCCCGCCCCCCCTTTGTCTTTTGGTTTTACCATCTGCCTGTAGGCATTAAACCTCATGGTATTTTCAAATACCTTGTTCCAAAAATCCATACCCTGCATTAACGTATTTAATCCCCCTTTTAGCTTTTGCCCGCCCACTGTCATCAGCCCTTTGAAAGACGGATCGTTGCTAAAGTCTGAGAGATTTTTAAGGTTCCTCTTCATTTCATCACTGAAATCTTGGACACTCTTCATCTCTGTCCATCCAATCAAGCCTCCACTTTCAATGTATTCTGCAAGTTGCTTCTCTATTGACCCATCAGCGTATACGACGTCCATACCGCCTTTTTTTAATAGCTTTCTTAAAGCAACGAAAGAGCTTCTTGTGTTTCCGGCTACCCTTAATGCCATGGCGTTGCCAAAGTCATTTCTTATATTTATAGTACCAGTGAAAAAGTCGCGTGTAAAGTTTCGTGGCCCAAACTCAGGACTGTACGTGGTGTACACCTGGCGTAGTATGTTGCTGAACTTTCTCACAAAATTCAATACACCGTGAACTTCTGCTACGTCGGTCTTTTTCAAACCCCTTCCTACCCTCATTCCATCGATGCCATGGAAGTCAATGTATTGTTGCTTTCCGTTAAGCTTGAATGATATAGTCTCCATGAGGCCTTCCACTTTTTTTACTACAAGGTTAACGTTATCATCCGCTTCTATGCCTAACTCCCCCAGTGATCTTTCGTAATCGACATGAATCTTACCCGGTTTGCCGTCTGCTCCTTTTGGCTTATCTGCTGTTTCAACAATATCATCTCCCTCCATGTAGTAGTAGGCGTTGCGAATCTTGTAGAGTTTAGAGTTAGGGTTTTGTACTGCAAAGTTATGGAATGCTACCATTACAATATTGCGCTGCCCTGTTACAATGGCTGTCTGTGCCATCGCCTGTAGGTAGGCAATAGGACTTCCGGATTCAGATGTACGTCCTTTTCGTTGCACCGTGCTCTTAGTAAAGAAAGTCTTGTCGGTGTCCTCAATCTCTTTAAAGCCTCTTAATGGTACATAGTGCTTGAATTCAGTCATTCTCTTTTTAGACACTGCGGCTGAAATCTCCCCAGTTGTGCTCTCTTCTGAATTAATGTATTCAACAAGCTTCTTGATTTCCTTGTTTAAGTTGTTATAAAGGCTTGTTTTAGCTTTGTCTTCAAAGTCTTTTACATTAGCCTTAGCATCAGCCATAGAGATACCACCACCTGTGTATTTTCCTGTGATTTTCTTCGATTTTTTAAGTGACTTGTTGCTTTTCTCAACCCTAGCAACCCTTTCTTGAATAACCTTGTAGTTTCGTGATCCTACTAAGGCTTTAAATTCACCCCCTGAGATACCATCGTGGCCTTCTCCTTCAACTTTAACATCATAAACATCATCACCGGTTTTCTTGTATGAATAGCTCATCACCTTGTCTTCTAAGATGTGCTTTGATTTTAAGTATGTCTCAGTGACCTCCCTGGTCAATGTGTTGTTATGGTTATGGAGGTCCCTTACAGCATCTATGATAGGTTGGAAATGCTTCACAAGGACCTGTCCTTGCTTATGACGGACAACATTTTTGCCAATGTTTTCTATCTGGACTATATTGATATAATCCGGAATGTCGCCTTTTGGATATTCCTTTCTTTGTAGCATATCCATGTAGTGCATGTAGTTTACGAACTGGGTGTACAAGTCGTCCCTCCACCTTGCCGAGGAAAGCTTATCGGGGGCTAACTGTATTGATTTGGAGAATAATGGCATACCCTCGCGGATTGCCTTGTCCTTTACATGGGGGGTGAGGTAGAATCCTGTGGCGGTGAAGGATGGCGCTTCCCTGTCGTAGTTAACAACAGAGGCTTTGTTTTGTAATTCATTAAGTCTCTCCTGCTCATCCTCAGAAAGGTCTCTAATATTTCTTCCCCTCAAACTGCTCAACTCAGCATTCTCTTTATCGGTAAGCCTTAACTCTACTTCACCAAACTGCACCTCTTCAAGCTTAATAGATTTGTCAAGCTTCTGTAGGACTTTGCCCGCGTTCTTGGGGACTACTGTATTGTAGAGGTATGTTATTCCTTCGCCGCCAATCTTTAGATCAAGCCCCCCCATTGTAAAAAACTCAGGATTAACCTTCATCTTTTTAGGCCAAGGCTTCCCAAAATTCCTATCAGCTCCCTCCATAAGTTTTTTAGATACTTCTTTTCCAATAGTATCTTCCATTTCTTGCGGAGTTACTTTTTTACCTGATCCTCTATAATCCTCTAATTCTTGTCCTGTTTTATCCTCTACAATAAGTTGGTAATTCCCATCATCATTTTTAGAAGCTGAAACCATGTTGATCTGCTTACTTAAATCATACCTATCCGCCTGCTGCTCTCCAGTAGTCCACGCTACGCCGTCGTACCCATTATCTGCCGCATAGCGTATTGCCCGACGTAAGGTGAGCTTTAACCATTGGTCGGTTGTTTTGAAGGGGGTTTGTGGGACGCCTGAATCTAATTCAGGTTTCTCTTTTACGATGTAATCAATAACTTCCTTTTCGGTTTTCTTTTTTGATTTTAAAATAGTGAATAGCTGGCCAATTGTCCCGTCGGGATTTTTTGCCTCTACCGCCCAAACAGAGTCCTCAATATCATGTTTACTTAGTGCTTCTTCTTTTGGAAGAACCCTTAACTGTTCCGGCTTCCACATTTCTTTAAACCCTTGCTTCCTTCCTTCCTGTGCCCAGTCACTTTGTAGCTCCTCAATAAACATTACTCTGTTACCATCTGAGGTCGTTCGCTCATTAAAGCGGATGTGGGCTAATACATTTGGCTCCTCCCAGTGGTTGGGATGGTGAAACTTCTCTGACGCTGTTGATTTTGCAAGGGCAATATTTTCTCTTAGCCTCTCATGTTCATCCTGCATATCAACAGGAATAGGCTTACTCTCGAATTGAGCTTCAAAATTAGCAAGTTCCTTTCCGGCTTTATCTAAAGGGTTGTGCGGTAAAATCATCAACAGCTCTATTGGATTTTTGCCTCCAGGGAGATTAAGGCTTGGCGAGCCGTGGCGGATACCACCACTATCTACTACGGCATCCTCATTCTCGATAGAGCTTATTTTATCCCCAAGTTCATCTATGCCGCCGTATTCATTTTCCCAATCCTCAAGGGCGTCTCTTTCTCCCGGATTTAAAGCCTCGTAAGGGAGTCTATCATACTCATCCCATTTTCTATGAATGAATTTTAAGTTCGACAAGTATCCTTCTGCACGATCATCTCTTTTAATAATCTCTACCACCTTCACTTGGTTGGCCTCCATGAACTCCATTAATGCCTGCTTTGTAGGCTTGGGGTTCTCTGCAAAGAAGTCATCTATACCCATCCACTTCATCTCTGCATTCGAGGCACCCATGTTTTCTAAGGTCTTCTTCCACTGCTCGGCTGGGGCTTTGTTCATGTTTACCCTTACTAAGGCTTGGATAGTGGTAGAATAGAAATTAGGGGAGATTTCTCGGGAGAACTTCACCATTGGCTGGCCTAATAGTGCTGTTCGCGCGGCCTGTGGCTTCGCCCTCTCACTTAACGGAGTTTGACTTCCCTGTGCCGGTACAAAGTCTGGGGCTACCTCCCGCACATCGTAGGCGTTCTCAAATATCATCAACGGCTTCCCTTCTATAATAAAAGGGTATGAGGGGTGATCGTCAAATGAGTCATTCCCCCGCGTATCGATTACCTCCGCTCCCTTATTGAATTGAATAGCCCCTACAACATCACCATACTCATGATCTTTAAACATTGGATCGTTTACGTAGTCAAGCATAGTAGGATTGGGGCGGTTTTTGACATTGTCCCCATACTTTAATCTTGGCACCCCAAATCGTTTCTCAAACTCAGCACCAAATACAATTTCAAGGAAGTTGCCGCGCTCTTCGTAGTTGACTTTACTTTTCCCCTCAAATGGCATTAAAGTTGAGAACTCTCCCACTGTCTCTATCTTGACGCCACCCTTCGCTAAAATTGCTTTTCCTGGAACCGTATCAAGTTTGGAGTTAATGAAGTCTACTATCTCTTTTTCTGATGATCCCTTCGATATAGCATGCTCTAGTTCTCCTTGGGTATATTCAAGAAATGCATTAGAGCCTTTAATTCCCTCATCACCTTGAAGCATTATAAGGCCAATTCCATCGCTTTCATTGACTCTATTTAAAATCTTCTTAGCTGATCCTTCTGTAGTGAATGCCCACGCCCCAACTTTAGGTAAATAGCTGTAAAGTGGCCCACCTTTGAATTCATGCTTATATCCTGTTGGTGAGGTGATTTCTCCAACTGAGGCTCTATCAGCGGCAAACACAAACCCCTTTCCTCCTTTTAATTCTGCTAAAGTGGCCCTAGGTATTTTATCAATATCGACAGTCCTATTTATCTCTTTGGAGAATTTAATCTCTTTACCCTTTTTAGGGGTGTCGGTGATTTCAAAAACTTTAGATGTCTCCCCTGTTTCTGAGGTGGGTTGATCTTCCAGTTTCTCTATGCTGCGGGGAAACCTTTGATCCGGCTCTATCGATTTAGAATAAAGGATCACTGGATTAGACCTGTCTTCTTCTGTTATGTTGGTTTTCCACCAGCCATAATTATTATCATCTTCAACCTCTTCAATGTTGCCTTCCCGCTCTGTCTTTAAAAACTCTCCGGCCTCAACATAATGATTTACAACTGTCTGCTCTACGGATGAGAGATCGTTGATATCAAAATCCTCCCTGCTTACTTCATCGTACTGATCGGGCTGCTTGAAGTTCTCTACAACTGCTCCGTCTGCTACAACGTAGACATCGGGGTCGCCCTC